GGCAAGTTTTCGTTCTCACAACATCAAGAGGATGAAGCCAATCTTCCGGCATCAGCAACTCCATGTGTCTGCGGACATAACTGTCACTAGCTTTTCGCATATCGATAGTCGCGCGTTTCCCCGTTTTAGAGGCCTCGCGTGCCCAGCGTCGATGACGCTCCTGCTGTAAAGCCAGGTCAATATGCGTCTTCCTTTCCAACCTCCTACGCATCATGTCACCTAAACCTCTAGACAGAAAACCGCCTATTGGTGTATCAGGTGCCACAATGCGGGCAGCTTTCCAGGATTTCGGTACTGCCGTCGCTTTAACACTCGTAACGAGTTTTTTGTCTCGCGTGAGTTCACGCACCCCTCGAAAGAGGTGAATGTCATGAGAGAGAACTTCATTGAAAGCTGCCCATTGACTAGAGCTACCAGACATAACGGAAAACCGTGTATCTAAGTAGCTCTTGCTTCTAGGCAGTCCCGCTGCAGCTCTCTTGCCAAAAGAACAAGAGTCGAACCATTCAGCATAATCAAAAGGGCCAAGAACTTCGGCGACTATTCGTTTAGCTTCCTGTATAACGAGCATTGCCCGTCGACTCAATGGCTCTGGTACTCCAAATTCCCGCTGACTTTCACGGAATCCAATCAAGGACTCTCGTTCAAGTTTAGCAACAGGTTTATCGGAACTCCAGATTATGCGCTTATCAAAATTCAATAATTGCTGAATCTTTTTAAAAACATAAGGCGGACAACCATCATTGATCGGTTGAACCCGCGCACCGCGTTCTTTCTCTGCATAAAGCCGACGCATATCTGCATCAGCTAGATCATGAGTTAGCGCTTCCTTAACCCCTTGCATTAGGGGCTCCAGTTGGCAAAGCTGGTTAGCTTTGCGTTGCTTGTGCCTCTTTGGTGATGGCATATACAAACTCCTTACACTTAATTATGACGGTAATGTACCCGCCGTGTATAGGACGTTGAACTGAGCACCTATAGCCATTTGCGCACCCATTTCTCGCATTTCCGCGAGTTGGGCAGCAGTGGACTCCGG